AATGATCGGCCAGCACGGTTCCACCGAGAAAACGCCCGACTCGAACTGTTTCCCCCGCTTGAACTTCCGCGCGCCCATGACCATCATACGATCAATGTTCTCGGAAGGGATCACCACGCGCGCCCCCTTCATTTTGCCACCGGGCACAATCTCGGGGTCAGTGTACAGACTCGCGAACCATTGGACTTCTGCGTACTCCTCGTGATCCTCGCGGGTCTTGTTGCGTTTGCCCTTGAGCTTGCTCAACTCCTCGACCCACGGATCTAGAGGGTTGGCCAATCTGCCGTTGTGCATGAGCAACGCCCACGTCCCTTGAATCTCAAACTCGATCTCGTTCAACATCGTTTGGTCTCCCTAAACTGTGTTGTCTTTTGGTGACTAATCGTCACGCTCAGACTGTTTGTCGTTTCGGATCCTGTGTCGTCCTCGTTCGTGTCCTCCTTTTTTGATTCCTTGCCTCGCCCAGCCTTGCCAAGCCATGCCGCGCCCAGCCCAGCCAGGCATCGAGCAACTCGTATTTTAGGGTCCTCGCATGATTCCTATATCTCCTTGCCTTGCCTTGCCCCGCCATGCCCCGCCAGGCCATGCCGGGCCAGGCCTTGAGCAAACCTATGATTGCACCTTGTATCGCTGTTCCAGGATGGTGAGCAGAGCCGACAGTTGGTTACCCGTCGCATCCTCAATTGATCCGAGGATCCCGACCTTCGTGCTTTCCTCGTCGACGACCTCTGTCGGAATGGAATGGGTGACGATCTTCGCCAGCACTTGCCTCTTGAGTCGTTCGCAGGATGACTTCTCGGACGTGCTAGAGGGGAGGGCCGCGGGCTGTACCACTGTACCGCCAGAGTCATGGGGTGGTACCGCATTGGAATCGGTGGGCAATTCGGCACCTGACTCAGTGCCACCCATCCGCTGTGCTAGGTCACCTAGAGACCTGGGAGCGGGCTCTTCTGCTAGGCCGTTTTCGATGTTCCCGACGAAGTCAATGCCCTCATCGGCCCCTGCGTCAAGCAATAGGGCGCGCGTCATCAGCTTGATCCGGGGGACCCATTGCATGTGCCGATGGAAAACCGTTTTCATACCCATCGGCCCGGGCGCTATCTCCCACGCAGAATAAGCCGCCCTTTGCCCACCGCCCCCGCAGAACTTGGCCCGGTGTTCCTCCATCTCGTCGTTGCCCATGATCTCGAATACGCTGGCACCAGACGGCTCTAGTGTTGTGATAGCATAGTAACCGGTAACGGGACCCCGATCATTCAGGGCTTGCTTGTGGTGCAGATACTGGTCCGTACCCTTGGAGGCGTCGAATTCATCTGCCTCATGGATGATCGCCGCATAAGTGGTTCGCACCTTACCACAGCGATAGGCCAGGAGCAGTTGCCCCTGATAGCCAGTTTGGTAGCACGCCGTCATGTTGCCGTCGATCTTGCGCGGGATAATCCACGCTTGGCCTAGGACGCCGGATGGTACAAGCCCGAGCATGCAGCAGTTCTGCAGTGCAATCCGTAAGCTAACACGCCCACACGTGATAAGGCCGGCCGTGGTCCTTACCGTATTGATGAAGCTAGCCCGGATCATGTCGTAGCTCGGACCATCCTCCGGGATTAGGTCCGCATACGATCCGCACTCTTTGTCGAGATACGCGTCCAATCCCGCCAGGGCCTCCTCTATGGTCTGTGTCCTCTGGGCTTCGGCTTCCTCTTCGCTCACTCTTGCGCGTCCTGACATCGTATCTTTACTCCTGCCAAACTGTCGCTCAACTGTCCCACATTATATCAGATTTGGAAAGAAAAGTCAACCCCTTTTTTTTGCCCTATTTCTTCGTAGCGTCCTACTAGTACTGCCACCGCTCACTTCGTAGGGGACTTCTGACGCCTCTAGTTGAGGGCCATAAGGGGACGGGACCGAGAGTGTAGTTTTCCTCGTCGTGGTCTTCAAGGAATACCGCGCACCGTCCGGCAATCCGCCGAATGTATGATCCCCGATCATCTCACGTAGACGATTATCAATACCGTCCCGCTCACTTTGCAGGGCCTTGCGTGTGGCGTTGATCTCCAATCGTCGCCGATCTAGATCCATGGCACACGGCGGCAGATGTACGGTAAAACCGTTATCGTTGGGATGAAGCTGTTTCAATGCCTGTGTGGTGGCCCTAGTACTGTCAACATCCGGGGGGATCCCTGGCTCGACATGATCGGTCCAGAAACGAGAGACCTCCCCAACTAGTGCAGCCTGGAACGTGGGGTTTGCCTCCACGTCACAGTAGCGCCACTTCTGCCCCCCTATTAGCACAGCGACGGACCCGTGTGTGGTCCCTGTGCAAATCATCTGGTGCTGTACCTGTATCTGAACGTCCAGAGGAACCTCATGATCCCAAGTGTAGTATGGTACTACAACAGGATCCTCGGGAATGTATTCCTCTTCTTCTAGATCGCACCAGTTGGCAGGGGTGAAACCTTGCATCGCGCGCGTCTTGAGTTCTAACGGGCCAATGATTAGTCCGTCGTGGAACAGCGTCAACCGGTCAAGGGTAGCCGCCATCAAGGGATGGGCAGGATTAACGAACAGGGTATATTCGCCGGGATCATAGACTTGGCGACCAGTCACTTCGGTGTACCGCTCCGCTATGACAGACTCCAATCTATGACCCCAGTCAAGCCACTCCCCCGATAGAGGCGCTGAAATACCTCGCTTGCGAAGGTACAACGAATAGGGTGATTCGTAGGTGCTTTCCCCGCATATGGCCGCCGCTTCCGACGCAGTGATATATTCGAGTCTCGTAGCTAGCCACTCTTCGGGAGTTGAATGCGAATGCATTTCAATCCCATTTGGGAGCAGACCCATCACTAGGTCAACGATGTGCTCCTGTACTACGTTAGTGTCGTCCATGATAAGTGTCCCCCCTTCGCTAGTAGTGTGGCAACCTGTTTTTTCAGATCCTGTGCCATTTGTGCATTGATCCCCTCAAGTCGTTGACGGGGTTTGTCTGGCAGATAATCCCACTTGCGCGCCTTGGTTAGTGAGCTAGTGGCGTGATATACCTCAGTGGCAAGGTGCTTGGGGGTTGGTCCAGGAAGGCAGAAGAACAGGTGAGTCGCTATCCTATTATAAGGGAGCGTGTCACCATACTGCGTATCTATCTCAATCGGCATAGGAGTAACCGAAAGATCTGAGAACTCGATGAGAGTAGCGGCGTCTAACGACCAGTGATAGTACTTGAACACACTATTTGACCGCGCCTGGGTACGCCGAAGACCTCGCTGCATATTCGCCTTCGTGGCGTAGACCCTCACGTCGACACTGAAGATCGCTTCATCGACACTGAAGATCGCTTCATCGACACTGAAAAAAGTGGTCCAATGTTGCATTAGTGTCCCCCCTTAGCTAGCGCAGCAGGCGCCGCCTCATACTGCCCCGCGTCTAGATCACCGTCTTCGTATGCCGCCGTCAACGCATCCCCTGCCCGCAGTCGTTGTCGCACTGTTCTACGACAGCCATTCTCCTCACTCATCAGTTCCCTCCCTTATTGGCCGCCCTATGCGTCCAGCCGGAACCGCTCGGGGTCCGGCTTGAGGCACTAGGATCTAGATCTCGTCGCCTGGCGATCGTCACGAAAGACCAGGGGACAACCGAATAATCGTTGGACTTCGCTAATCGCCTCGACCAATCCGCTGGCCTGGAGTCGGTTTATCTCCTCGTGCCAGATAGGCCACCCTTCCGTATGGCTCGGTGTAGGGGTGCAGATGCTATAACCGAAACACCCCCACCCGTGCCACGGGCCTATCTCAAGATACGCCCCGTTTGGTAGGTGCCCTTGCACCCTATCCGAGACCCCCATTCGCTCAAGTATTACCATGTCCCAATCCTTCCGCACTGTCCTATGACAGGCATCCTCCTAATCGGTTGCACTCGCAGTTCTGAGCGTCTGGGCCACGCGCAAGTAGTAATTCCGATACACGGGTTCGCGCTCCGATTCCTTTTCCCAGTCTACCGCCCGAGCTAGCAGGGCGGTGCGCGATCCGCGAAAGACCAGCACGGACGGGGGCGGGCTCGCGACGCTTGAACGATCCCATCGCTCCTCCCCTGCTGGAAATGCCCGGAACCCTGGCGTATGCGCAGGCCACGAATCCCATCTCCAGACTCCGACGACCAGGATCGCCCTATCCAATCGCTCCTGTCGCTCCTGCTCGTACGCACGAACTCCTTCCGCGTGAGGGTCGCGCGGGACTTCGGCTCGTTGCAGTCTCACCAGTTCGGCATCGATTGCGTTTCCTGCGGCGAGCAGTTCGTCGGCCCGAACTTCCATTTTGTCCATGATCGCGTAGGCCTTTTCCATCGCGACTTCTTGCGCATGACGCAGATTCCGAATGGCCGCAATATACTTGATCCGATCCTCCCGGAGGACCTTGATCTTGTTTGCGTTCTGGGCTTCCGTGGTCGCGTTCTCGTTCTGGTCTGACATGGGATGTTCTCCTCGTTCATTTTTGGGCCGAGAGCCCTTATGGCCCCGCCCACTTTGCTTCAAGTTATCCCCGCCTCCGCCTCCCTCACTACGATCCAAGTATATCACGTCCAAGAGCAGAAGTCAAGACTTTTTTTGATTATCTTTTCCGGGGGTTTTCTGTGGGTTTCGAGGGCTAGAATGGATACCCGTCAACAATCCCGGAATAGACTGGAAACAACCGCCGACCTTATGGTCCTAGCCACGCGCCACATATAAGCCCTGATGTTAGTATCCCGCGTGTGCCCCTTGGCTAGTATATCCCATTGATCCGCCTGGTCGAGCAGTTCGCTCCGTGTACCTGTGAAGGGCATCACTGGTACGCCGTACATTGCGCGCCAGTCCTCTAGTGCTGCATCCCTGCTGAAGACGGCGCTCTGTAATTCCATGCGGCATCGTTGGACTTCCAGGTTCAGTGTTTGGCAATCCATCCATGCATCTAGCTCCATCTGTGGGACGGGCCCTCCAGACAGTTCACGGGCAGGGTCGTAATTGTACGCACCTACTGTCATAGTTGTCTGCGGTTCGTACTCATCCTTGGGCATTGTATCGCCTCCGTAGTTTCACCCATCCCAAAGACAGCCCCCGTCCCATGACGGGGGCTGTCTGATTCTACTACCACGCATTGATCCCCGCGGTCCGGCTTTCGCGCTCATGTGGGGGTATCGCAGAGCTTTCGACGATATCCAGGGCCTGATGCCGGATTCGTTCTCGGTCAGCCCAGAGCATAGCCTCCATATAGTGGCCACACAGATTGGTGATCGCGTGGTGTGCCTCCATCCGTCTGCCCGCGCAAGGGCCACAATACCAGTGCGTATACCGCGGATCAAGCGCCGGATGGGATGGGCCTTCGGGGTACCACCGGAAGCACATATCACACCGGATTCTCTGTCCTGCTGGTGTCTGCATCGTGTCTGACATGGGATATTCTCCTCGTTCTTTTTTTGGGCCGAGCCCCTTATAGGCCCCGTCCGCGTTGCTTCAAGTTGTCCCCGCCTCCGCCTCCGCCTCCCTCACAACATCCGTATTGTACCACACCCGAGGGCAAAAGTCAAGACTTTTTTTGATTATCTTTTCCGGGGGTTTTCTGTGGGTTTCGAGGGCTAGACTAGAATGGAATATCGTCGTCGTCAGGTTCAGGATCGGAAATGGAAGGACTCGGACTCGTCCGATCTAGATCCGAGGAATCCGAAGAGTCGGCAGCGAACCGAGAAAATCGTTGTGTAGCCTTATCATAGTACAGAAAGAATCGCCCTGTGGCCCCATTCCTGTGCTTGGCCAATGTGCAGTCAAGCACATTGCTAGGATCGTGTCCGTTGGCCTCTATCCCATCAGCTACGTCTTTCGAAGGGTGCGACAGTATCAGAACTAGATCGGCATCCTGTTCTATGGCACCAGATTCCCGCAAGTGGGCCATCTTGCGGAACCCGTCGGCTTCCGACTCCGCGGATCGCGCCAGCTGTGATAGTGCAATGATTGGACTGTCGATCTCCTTAGCTAGTGCCTTCAAGGCATGAGAGATCTCCCCCACTTGTACGTATCGTTGCTCCCGCCCCCCGAGTCCTGGCGGGGTAATCAACTGCAAATAGTCTACGATCACAAGCCCCGATCCATGTTCAGCGGTAAACCGACGGATCTTTGATCGCAATCCGGGGACAGTCTGATACCCGGCGTCGTCGATTGTAATAGGTAAGCGTCCAAGCGAATCGGCCCCTCGCCGCAATGTTGCGGCCTCGTTTTTCCCGAGGGCACCCGTCCTAAGTTTTCCGGACGCAATCCCCGCGAACGAGCCCAACATCCGTTGAGTCAGTTGTGCGCGCGCCATTTCGAGAGATATATAGAAGACTGGCACACCACGTTTGCTCGCCACTAGTGCATTAGCCAACCCGAACGCTGTCTTCCCGACCGAGGGCCTCGCGGCCAAGATCACAAGATCCGTCTTCTGCCATCCGCCCGTCAGCCGATCTAGCGCCTCCACTCCCGCAGTAATCCCATTTGGCATAGACTCGCCCGATACTAGGCGTTCTATGTGCGTCATTGTAGGGCCAACCAGATCCCCTATCGATACCACTTCCCCCGTGTACATACTACGGGCCGCCGCGAAGGCCATGGAATCGGCCCGGGCGATCACTTCGTCCGTCTCAGTATCGCGATCGCCGGCCATCATGGCGACTTCCCTAGCTCCCTCCCTCAAGTCTCGACGCACCACAGCATCGCGTACTAACTCAGCGTACTGGGTCGCGTAGCAGGATAAGGGGGCTTCGACCAGCATTTCGCCGATGGTCAAGGTCTGATCGGGCACTAGATCGGTCACAGACACAGGATCGCACGTCTTGCCTCGACCGTAGAGGGCTAGAATAGCTCCCCAGACGGCCCGTGTCGAACTTTCGGCCATTACCTCGACCCTAGCCCCCAGAATGGCCACCACGTCGTCCACGACGCAAGGACGGGACAGTATGGCCCCTATTAGAGCCCGTTCAGTGGCGGATATGTCTCTTTCGTTCATCTGCGAGGGCTCCGAGCTACGTTTCGACATCTAGACCAGCCTCCTTGAGTAACCTCAGCCCCTCTGTGTCTGCAGGACATAAGTCCGACTTGGCGCCCGTCTTGACCGGTAGCTCATCATCCCACCGTCTACCGTTCAACCAGGTCGCCGGATGGGGGAAGAACTTGATCTCTGTGGGATATCCCTCACTGTCCTGCCAGGCTACCAGAGAAGCGACAATGCAGTGGGTCAAGTCTGCGTCGGGGAGACCTCCGTCAATCTGCCCCCACGCCTTGCGCGCCCGAACCTTGACCACCTTGCGAGGATAGGCGGACCAGAACTCCTCGAATCGTTCGATGTCCTCAGCCGACCACGTCTTGATCCTACTCTTGGCCTGGGGCTTCTTTACCGGGGGATCATCGTGATCGCCTAGATCATCATGATCGCCAGGATCACCTGGATCACTGAGACCACCAGGATCACCAGGATCACCAAGATTACCAGGCCCCCTAGGGGATTGATCATCGGAAAAAAAGATCGTATTAAGATCTCCTATCCCCTCCTCTCCTCTCCTTGGTATGCCTGAGCTGTGATCGATCCGTGATCGATCCGTGCCTGAGCTGTGATCGATCCGTGATCGAGCTGCGCCAATAGTGTCAATCTCCCCCTGTACTGGAAGGATAGATTTGAACTCCCCATCGGCGCCAGTAAAGCCCTTTGGGGAGGTAACCGGTAAGGGGTATTCGTAGTACGGTCGATGTGTCTTCTGGTCGCGCTCAAAGTCGACTAGTGCGAGGTATTCCTCCCCGTTATCGGTCTGATATCGGAAGACCTGGCCGAGTCTCACCATTTCGTCTAGTAGGAGGTAGATATCTAAATCGTCCAGTGGGCACAGTGTGATCTTGATGTGGAGCGGATCATACGGTAGGATCCCGTGGTCGTCAGCTAGATTCCTCATGCCAAGCGATAAGAGCCGCGCCGGAACAGACATCTGGACCCATGGGACACGGGTCCACTGCTCTGGTCGTATGCTACGTATACGCACTACTACTTCTCTCCTACAGTGGTTGGGTGTGTGTTTCCTTTGAGGCGACGAATCCGGTAGCACCAGAATCCACGCGGGGGATCTGATCGTGTGGTGAGGGGGGATCCTAGTGCAACAGACCACGCCTTATCCAGGACGAACCTCCGCCGCAGAAACGGGAGCTGGGCGCGGACCTCAGCTAGGCGCGTTGCCGGACAAGTGGTGTTCAGCATTCGCGCGATCTGGCGCGTGGTGATCCACGTCCGGGGATTCGCGCGGAACCATGCATAGAGTACCCCCGCGCATGTGCTACGTTTATAGATGCTTCCATGATGCATTGTACTACCTCCCTAGGCGTAGTTCTATCGTAGGTGATTCGGTAATGGGGCGCGGCAGGACGGGAGAGAATCGCCCCGCCGCGCCAGAAATCCACACGCGACAACAGGCCACGCGAGGACAGGGATCCGAACTGTACTATTCCTGCGTCTCAGTCACCGAAAAAACGCGGGCCGCTTCGGCAGGGGTGGCCCGGACAGGAACGCCGATTTCCCAGAGCCGGATCTGCTCTGCTGTGACAGTGCCGCCCCGCTTGCGTGCTTTGCGCGCTTCGTTGACCAGTTCGGCCGTTCGCTCCAAGGTCAACCCGGCATCGATTCGGGCTTCCCGTAGCAGGTGACCAGTAGGGGGGGTGAGCCCCAGGAGCCAGTCGGCCGATACGCCGAGTTCACGCGCCAACTTGGTCAAGATCTTTCCGCCGGGAACATTCGCGTCTTTTTCGAGACGGGGTACATCCCAGTGGCGAAGCTCTGCGGCGAGCATCAGATTGTATGGGGAGAATCCGATACCGAGCCGCGCCGCGCGCAGCCGTTTACCAATAGTGTCAAGTTTGGGTCTCATGTACTGTACTCCTCTTGTAGGTATCCTGTTGTTCTGGCTGCCTATGCGTCCAGCCGGAACCGCTCGGGGTCCGGCTTGAGGCACCAGGCTATGCGGTATGGAAATGCTCGATGCGGACCGAACCATCGGGCCAAATGCTCTCGACAAGTGTCCCGGTCCCCTTGCCTGGTCTCGTTTCAACTTGCCCCCATTGTATCACATTGCGCGATAGAAGTCAAGACTTTTTTTGTTTCTTTTTTCGCCCCTTATTCTGGGGCTCGCCTGCTGTGTCGCTTAGGGGGTGAAGTCTTCGTGCTCACACGCATGGAACAGGGTCACTACTAGGCGCCTATCGTAGCTCCACTGATCACGGCTTTCGTGGGGATGGTAATCCCGCACCATCCCTCGTTCGACGGCCTCCGCGGCGGCCCGGATCTGTGCTTTGGTTCCGATGTACAATTCGAGGTGCGCCCCTGCCTCTTTTTCGTGTCCGGGCTGATCCCAGACTTCGCCCTCCTTTGGCCACACACGCGCACCCGCGCGTAAGTAACCCTCACGCATACATCCCACAACCATACAATTCGGTCCGCGTTCGTGCAACATTGTACTACCCTCCTAGGTTGTTTCCCGATCTATTTCAACGCCTTGGTTCTCTAACTGTTCAAGGACCCACCATACCACACCCGCCTCCGTGTGGAACCTTGAGTCATTGTGTGCGACCTCGATGGCCTCATCGCCCACGTCAGCAGGTAGGGGGACTTGGGTCCAGGGGGCTCCGTAGGATCCGTGTGGCAGGTAGACCCTCAAGACTCGCCGCATGCCGGCGCTCAATCCCTCAAGTAGTGCAAACGATATCCTACGTTGTGCATCAGGGTGACACAGGGCGAAATATAGCTCATCTAGATCAAGAGGTTCGTCCGGCATCTTAAGGGTGATGACATCCGCATAACCAACCGAAGTCTGGCAAGCCTTGCGCTGGCGACTTCTTGCGACATTACAGGTCGAAAACGAAACGAGGATCTCAACGCGAAATCCTGCCGACTCAAGTGCGTCACATAGTACAGCCACCGCGGCCCCTCGCCGATGGTATTCGACCGGCAGCCAGTCGAATGTCGCAGATCCGTGTAATGCTACAGTGATGACCTTCCCGCGTTTGGCCTGGAGTGTCGCGCGAAATCCTCGCATACAATCCGGGCGCCCTTGCAGATACCGGCCGATGTTTACCCCAGCCCCAGCGACCGTCCAGTGTCCAGTTTGCCTGTAGTCCCTTGGGGCCCCCTTGACGGCCGCCAGGACTCTCTGGCGCAAGGGCTCGACGATGGCCCTGCCTTCCGGCCATCCGTCCTTGGCGAGCTTCAGGGCTTCGGCATATGTGCCCGTTCCCCAGAACTTCGAGTTAGCCTGTATCCTCACTACCCTCGTAGAAGCCTGGCCTCCTAGTTTGGGGTCCGTGGCCTCCGGACTGTCAACGGCGACTTGTGACGCGCCCACGAAGTCCAGCCAAGAAGGATAATCCCGAACTAGCCGTCCTGTCACCAGACCGTTGTCGGTCTTGAGCGTGTTGATCCGTTCGTTCATGACCCTAGTTCTCCCCGTCTGTTCTGATAGCTGCCTTCACGCGGCGTTCGACGTCTTGCGACATCCGAGACCAGATCAATCCCTGCTCAACCCACTTGCGGGCTACACCTGCCTCTAATACCTGCCATCCGATAATGGTTGCCCGAGGACTGATGATGATCCGCGCGTCTAGACTGGCGATGATCTTCCGAACCCTCAAGACTAGTCCAAGCCATTCTTGGGGCGTGGTCTGATTCCCGCGGGCAGGTAAGGGATTGATCTTCAGGGGCTCGGGACAACGCGCGCCGATCAAGGCTGCCTCCAGACTGGGATCATAGGGAAAATCGAGCAAGTAGAATCGGTCGACCGTCGCCGCGTCGAGTTGGACGCGTCCGACATATTGGCGGTTGGCCCCCTGTAGTGCTGTATTGGCACTGCCGATGAAGCGGAAGTCCGGATGCCGTGGGACTTCACGATCTGGGAATGCGCAGTGCTCGTTAGCTAGGGCACTGTTCAGGGCCACCATAACCTCCGCGGGTCCTGCGTCCAGCTCATCGAGCAAGAACACGCCACCGGATTCCCAGCACTTCCGGAAGCTAGTCGACACATACTGCCCCTGTGCGTCCATGTAACCCACCAGGGCGACTTCGGTCGATTGGATGCACAGGGACTGCTGGCCGAAATCGAGCCCTAGGGCTCGGGCCACGGAACGGGCAATGTGGCTCTTGCCGCTACCTGCGGGGCCTACTAGACAGGTTGTGATATTGGCTTCCATCAGGCGCAGGACCAGCGGAAAATAGGCGTGTTGCAATCCTAGCTCAACCTCTGGAACCTTGGGATCCCGCCTACGGATCGTGATGGTCGCCGCCGACGGTCCGACCGGATCGATCTTCTGTGCCGCCAGGGCCGCCAGGGCCTCCTGTCGGGCAATCTTGCGGATGCTCGCCAGATCAAGATCCGTTGTCCCCTTGTCACCTTCCCCCCCGCCGTCTTTTTCGATTATGATGGTATCACGGGGGACGATCGCCCCGTCCGATTCGAGGAACCGATCTAGATCCGCCTGTGAGGCTGCTGCAACCCACGTTCGCCGGATGTGCAAGTCCTTGCACATTTCCCGCACCCTTGCCCGTTTCTCTTGGCCCAAAGTCCGCATTAGATTCGCTCTCCTGTGATTAGGATCTAGCCAGCCCCAAGTGGACAAAATGCCGTGTTGTTGTGCGCCCCAGGCCCGCAGGCCCAGGGCGCGGCGGCAGACCTAATACAGCGCGGAAATCTGCAAGGCCATCAGTTGCTCTGCAACGTCGGCGAGATCACTCTCAGATACCGGCACATTGTGCAGGCTGCCAATGGGCCGGCAAAATGCATCCTTGTGCGCCTTGCAATAATCCGCAGTATTAGCCGCGGTAAGTCCATCACAGACACTACCCTGTGAGCGCCAAACCCACAGGCCATCCTTGCGCTTGGCCGCGCAATAATCCACGACACCAATACGATGCCCACGAGGATAACCCCACAGCCAACCGCCCATGCGCATATTGATACGCGCTGTGGTGTGCATCGGAGCACCAAACATGTCAATCGGCTCCCATGTCTCGCTCTTCGTCGTCTCGCTCATTGTCTCTCTCCTTGGGCTCCCGCCCTGTTGCGTCCCTTTGACAATCTACTTATATCATACCCGGCCCCGTATGTCAAGAGGTTTTTTGCCTTATTTTCCCTAGCGTCACCCACAATCCAACAATCACCAATGTTTGCAGGGGTATCATGAGCAAAAAAAAGATCCATAATTCGTGAAATAGGCCCCGGATTGGGGGTCCGGGTCACAGAATACCGCCCCCTGAACGGGGGATCCCGATCATAGAACGAGCCCCCAAAGGGGTGGGATCCCTTGGGGGGCTCGGAATGCGTCGGAACAGACCGATGGGGGCTACACTGTTCCGCGCTATGCGAGACGGTTACCTACTAGGGGGGCTGTGGGGGATGAGACCAAGGCCACCACACCCACAAAGGGCTCCCGTCTGCAGATCGGTTTTTCCGGTAATTGTCAAGGGCCTTGATCAGGCCCAAGACTAGCGGAAGAATCAGGGTAGGCCACAGCTCCCGGAATTGAGCATAGGACTCGGGAAGTGAGACTGCTAGTACAGTCCCACCAACACCGAATGTGGCCACCAGAAACGTCAGGATCGACTTCCACAGTGTAGTAGCGAGCCTGTATCTTTCATCTGCCCTACTCATCCATACTGTCCTCCCTTCTGTGTTCGGTGGTTTGTCGGACCAATCTACTTGCCCATCATGGCGCTTCAACGTCGGGCTACGATACCAATCGGCGCCGTTTGGTAGAGGGGTCCCTCATATAGCGCAGGACAAGAGGGGGGGAGCGCGCCGATTGGTCCTGATGGTATCAGTGGTGCGGCGCGTAATACGCTCAGGGCCTCCGATAGGTCTTGTAGGACAGTCGTTTCGCTGGCCTTAGCATCCAAGTATCGTTCGACAATTTGCACAAGCGCCGACATGACGCCTTCGGTGGACTGTATGCCCTTCACCGTTGAACCCGAAGCCATTGTGCTAATTTGGGATTCACCATCGGTGTCACGCTCATTGAGCGTATCGGGCTGTGCTGCTTCAATCGAGGAGTTGCCGAACGCCAGGACCACAGTCTTCTGCGACGTGACTTCCGGCGTCCCGTCTTCGAGGGTAGTCTCCATTCGTTGTGTCGTCATGGTGGTAGCACAACCCATCAGTACGACGGCGCAGACGAGGATTAGAACGCCAATAATGGCGCCCTGGTAAATCGTTCGTCTAGCAGAGTCAGTCATCATACCCATGTCTCCTTTCTATCCGTACTACGGTCCTATTACCGTAGTACGGGGGGTTGGGGGTGCTCTATCATCCACTGCCACGCATACGAAAACGAGACGTAACGCCCATCGATACGTCCCCAACGAGCTTGCCTTCCGCGTGTGTCACCGTGACAGAATCCTTGTTGTGGATAGATCCCTATGCCGCCCTTCTCGAAGGCAGGCACATGGCTAACCAAGTAGAACATCTCCTCGACCGTGTAGCCTGAGACCACTAGGTCTACTGCTAGGCCATTACAGTGCTGCGAAGTCTCGTTGCCGTGATGGGGGCACCGATAGCCAGAGTTGACATAGACGGGCCGGCCGGCCAATGTCCGGACCTGTTGCGTCGCGCTTACCGCGGAATGCTGGATCCCGTTGCCTGCCTTACCACACCGTCGGCACCAGAATTCCCACGCGCCGAAGTTAGGGTATCGGACCCATTCGTTCTCAGGGATTGCCACTGGTTGATTGTGTCTGTCTGGCAAGAGAGCCACTGTATTAGCCTCCTAGAAGATTTTCCGCATTCCGAGAAACGTTGTCAGAACACCGATCACCATCCCCCCTGCCCCAAACGCCCACGCGACCCACGGGGGGAGTCTCGACGAAACGGCGTCCCGTATCGTTTCGACGGCCTCGAAGAGCTTCTCGATCTGGGTTCCGTGCTCCTTGATGATTGCCCTGGCAACGTGGTCTTCACCAGCCATGTCCCTCTCCTCTCTCTTGTCTGTCTTGTGGGTCACTGCTGTACTGCGAGACTAGTCACCCGGTGTGTCACCTCCGCGCTTCAGTGCCTCTACTGCGATCATGGCGTTGTCGTTCTCTGGCAAGCCTAGGCCACGCAGTGCGTCCTTGATCGCATCGAGGCGCCGAAGTCGCTCTAGTGGCGTAGGGGGTGGACATAGGCGGACTTCGATGGCGTCGGCCTGGTCCTGTGTGACCTCACCGGCGATTACCATCATAGCGAAGTGGGGCGCATTATCAAGTGCCCTCGCTACGTCAAGAGGATTGCGAAACATGACCACAGGCACCAGCTCGCCTTCGCCCTCACCTTCCCCTAGTGGGAGAGTGAGATCACCGCCATCGACGATGAAGTCCTCTTGTGCGTATACTACTGAGCTAGGACCAGAGCGGAGTACAGCAGCCATCGTACTAGACCAGCACCAAACCACGAAGGCGCAGATCACAATGTACCCCACCACATACGCACACACATGAACAGATTTCCGCATGAGTCAATCTCCTTTGCCTCTACATTTGTAGATGATTATACTCTTTTCGCCCGGAAAAGTCAAGGGGTTTTCTTGCCCCTCCCTTATGGTGTTATCCTATGAATCGTGAGATTGCACGAATAGATCGACAGGTTGCCATTGCTCGTATCGTTGTAGAACGCCATATCCACGGTGTCTGTGGCGGATAAGGTCTGGAGTAGTACACCGGCACAATTCCCCACATCGCCGCCTGCTCCCAGTTTCCGGAATATTATCGCGTCGTTTGCAGGGGCCGTTGTGGCTGCCGCGGGCGAAATGCGCACGCCCACCCGTATGATGTCGTTCGCTGGTCCGCCAAACGAGCACGACCAGTGTATTATATAGGTCCCGCCCCCATAGGTGCCAATCGTGAAATCGTCTGTGGCAGCAGACCCCACGACTAGCGACCAGTCTTGGTTCCCGACGGTGAAAGTCTCAAACTGCGTCCATTCGTCGACGTTCGCAATCGTCATCGTGTCTGCTGTAGCATTGTAGGAGTACAGTCCCCCATATGCTGATGGCGGCGAAGCTAACAGCGACCATTCTGATGGGGCGGCGGTGGTCGTGGCCCCATACCAGTGTTTATAGGTCGAATCATAGACGATCTCTCGTTCGGTCCCTGCCGCCGTTCCTATGACACCTACTTCCCTAGGACGTAAGCGCCCCAGGCAAGTGATTAGGTCGGCGGCATCGTTTCCTAGATTAGTCGGTCCTTGAGTGCTGAATGTGTCGCTCACTGTGAGGTCCGTCACTGATAGGGTTTGATCGATGTGCGCGCTATCCAGGATACCAGCCACTTCCGCCGTAGCGAGATCAACAGCGTTTGTACCTGCGGCGGCGACAAAGATCGAAGAGGTCAGGGTATCTGAGACTTCGGCATCTGCCCAAGGGTGGGCAGTATTGACCCAGTCACCTGTTATGGTCTCGGCCGCGTCTAAGTGGGCAATATCCTTCCACGTAGTGACCTCGTTGAATGGCTCAATGCCCACCTGGTACAACCCATGCGCCTCGTCAGCAGAGATGACGCGGTCGAAGAGGATCAACGAGTCGATCAACACATCGAGAGACTTCGCCCCCTCGCGTGAACCTACCAGAAAATCCGTATTCGCAGAGGCATCCCCATCCGACCCATAGCTGTCTGTGGCAACGAAGACGCCATCGAGATAAATGCAAATGTCAACGTCCGCCACTTTATGATCTATCGTGTAAACGTAGTGATGCCACTCTCCTGTCCCGACGGTCCCTGCGTTGGCGCTGATGTAGGTTCCCTCATCATCCCCCTGGAAGATGCCTTGAAGTTCTGAGCCTGCACCATTCCGCCGGATGGACAGTCCGGGATAGTTCACCGCCGGTCCCTTCCATCCACAGACCCCACCACCAGACACGTTCCAGTTTTGGACATTCACCCATACAGAGATAGACAGATCAACCGCGCCGTACACATTCGATATTGTCGTAGCAGACCCACCAATCCACCCTGTCGCCGTAGTGTCAAGCGCCGTCGCAAACTTCCCCGCTACTGCTGCCCGTCCAGTCCCACCCGTTGTGCTAAGGTTCTCGCCATTACCAGAGTAGTCATTCAGAACCGCGGCTGAGTCACATGCCCACGCTGCTATTACACCTTCCCACGAGACGGACTCCCTGTCCCCGTCTTGCGAGAAATAACCGCTCACCGTGAGCGTACCAGTGATGTGGGTATCCCCGCCCTCTGGGGCAATGGTCAAGTCCACTCCTGCGCCAGTGGTAAGGTCACCACCCCCGATAGCTGCGTCACCTGTTATGGCCGCGATCCCGCGAATGGTAAGCGTCCCATCCCCAAGCCCGACAAGGTCCGGGTCCGCCGTCGTGCCCACGTCGCCCCCGTCAGCGACAACGTCCCCGTCCGTTTCGAGGTTCCCGACCGCGTCAACCTTGCCGTCCGTGACAACGTCCCCGTCCGTCTCGATGGTCGCGCCACCGCCACCGGCTCCGCCGCCCACGTCTAGCTCGTCGTCTATTTCCCCCTTACCGTCCGTGCCGAAGTTGCCTTCGTCGTCGACGGTCATCCCCCCGTCAGAGTCGATGGTTTCGCCGTGCCCCTTGCCTATCTTGACCTCCTCGAACCAGTCAGGACGTGTGGCAGTAACCTGCCCCCAACAGGTCAATGAGAACATGACCAGAACGAGGATGGCTAGTGTACTACGACGCATGGTGTACCTCCTTCACCCGTAGGTGAGATGTGTTCCTATTTCCAGTTCCGTCCAAACGCGGGTCATGTTGCTCAGTGTCGTACCACCATATGCCGCGATTATTTGCCATCTACCCTGCCAGGTATGGTGTTCATCGTCGAGCGGAAACGGCACATCCGCAGGTTCTGCCGTGACAACTGCGAGGGTGATATCCGTGTCGCTCCCAATGTTCGGCCAGTCATCATGCTCGTTAGTCGTATACTCATAGCCCTCGGCTTCTGCATCCACTGTTACCGTGTCTACGCCGTCGCCGAAAACGATATCTATCGTCTGCCCATCCCCCCCAACAGATCGAAACACCTTGAAACTTTTAAGCAATGTTCCTGTCACGCGCGCAGTTTCTAAAGTCCCACTCCAATCATCGTGCAGCACGACCATATAAGTGGGACCAGCAGCAGGCGCAGTTACGATCCATAAGATATCTACGACCGAGATGTCCTCTGGTGTGTCGGCTTTCGCGGCATCCCATGCCTCCTCTGCTGTTGACCCATAGGCATAGCGAAGTGACGCCTTCTTTCCCGAATGCGTAAGAAAACACACCGGCCAGCGCATCGCTTCCAATGCCGTTTTGATCTCCACCCACGGGGCAATCAGATGGGGCGCTGTCAAGGCGGTATAAGTCCAACTCCACGCCGTCAAATAGGTCTCATTACTTGCCGACGTGGCCCATTTCGCAGGATTCGCCCCGACCACTGTTGGCGGATCGCCCGTGATGCCCCCTGCGCGCAGCGCATTGATTGCCGTGTGCGCCTCGTCCAGGATATCCTCGAGCCAATCCATTCGCCCGCCAGTGCCCGTGATGTCGCCGCGCGCGAATGCCCCCGAGAAGTCCGCCGCGGTAGGCCGCGCCTTCGTCCCGCCTTCGGTCGCCCAAGTGGTCTCTGTCCAACCGACAGCGTCCTCGCGTTCGTTGATGGCGATCAGCAGTTGGGATAGGATGGCGGGGAAGTCGGAGATCTGCGGCCCAACCCATGTGCCGCTGTTGAACCAAGCCATCGTGTCACCTACTTGAAGTAGTCAAGGGGAATCCAGGTAGCCAACTTGAACCAATAGTGCGGATCTTCGTCCTCGCCGACATGAGTGGTATATCCGAATGCCGGCCCATCAATTGCGGGAAGGGCGGCGTAAGTTGCAGCCTCATAGAACGGCAACCGGCCCACTTCTTCCCATGCGGTCTTTGCAGCATCGATCTTGTAGAGTTTGCCGTCGTCATCATCTTCCGAGTTGCTCACCCGCGCCAGGGCGGTCTCGGGCACATTCGCAGCATCAGGTAGGTTGGCAAACGAGTTGGCCACGAAGGTGCCACAGTGGATTGCCCATGCTGCGTCCTTGCGGCAGTACAGCACGTCACCACCTGTGGTGGTCAAACAGAAGTCCCCGTCCCGGAATACAAGATCGGGATACGTCTCGCTTTCCTCCAGGGCCTCCACCGCCGCAAGATCGGCCCCCGTGAACATGCGCGCCATGTGCAATTCGACGAGCAGGTCATCATCTGCCGCAATCTCCTCGATGACCGCGTCTGTGATCGCCTCGGACAGTTCCTCGATGATGCTCTCCTGCAACTCTTCGTCGCCCGCAAGTACTTCCTCAAAGGCGTCCGCCAGGGTCTGCTCGGTGATAATGTCGCACGTCACCGGGGTCTCGCGAGTCACCGAAGAAATCCCGGACCCCGAGACCCACGCCCGGGCCGTACTGTCGCCATCCCCGCGACTGGACAGGGTGTAGACCCATGTGGTCTCGTTCACGCTTGAGACCGTGACCAGCTCGTAGGTCGTGGGTGTCGCCAACAGGTACAATTTCAACTGGAACGGGCACTCCGCGTCCTTCCCGATTCTCCGCCGACCCCGGTCGCTCACTGTCAGCGTCATGTCCGAATCTGTGAGGCCCGCGCCAAGCGTGGCCTCAGGGCACTTCTCTAGTTCAGCCATTAGCTCGTCGACCACATCATCCTTCGTGGCAAGATCACAGGTGACGGGCTTTGCCCGATAGACGTCACGAGCCCAAGTCCCCGCAGGCCATTCCGTATCCCCGAGTAACCGATCCGCCTTTTCGAGCGTCGTCAGTTCGGGAGCGTCATCCCCACGACTTGAGAGGGTATATGTGCGATCTACTACAGCCGATACAGTGACACGCTCGAATTGGGAGTCGTCATTCGGAGCGTATAGATCCATTTGCCAGGGACAATCCGCGTCGTCGGGTAGCTGGGATTCGTAGCCTACTGTCACCAGTAGCGAACCCCCTGCCACAGCGAGGAGGTCTTCTAGTACAGCCTCCGGGCATCGGTGCATCTTGTCCAATAACCCTTGCCCCTCATGTAGGGCACTCCACTTATCCCTGTCCGTAGGATCGTAGGGCAGGTTGTCCGCCCGTAGGATGTCACAGACAGAGGGGCGGGCTTTGGTGTCTTGCCCTGCATCGAGCTTCTGGAGCCACGTCAGGGCCGGCCAGGCGCGTTCTACCGTACCCTCTAGCGCCCGTTCCGAGATGGTGAACGTGATCCGACCGTCGGGATCTTCACCGATTGCGTCGACTTCGACTACTTCATTAGTCTCGTAGCTGCCCGAATCGGGAAAGAGGCGGATTGTGGCGGGCAGGTCATCTTCAGACCACAGGCGATCCAAGTAATCGGGATGCACGACGATCGTCCCTAACCCTGCACCAAGGAACTGGTACAGCACGGCATCAGGACAGTGACGCATCGAGTCTAGTAGCGAGTTCAGTTCAAGGGGCGTATGGCCGATCTGTTCTCCGATCCGTACCACACCAGTCCCACGACGAGTAATGTGGGCAAGAAGGGATTCGGTCAATCGGCCAAGCACGCACTTGGCCTTCGGCTCGTCAAGACTCCGCTCAATTCGGACGATATTCCGTTGAGTCTGTCCGGCTTGAATTGCCGCGTTCGTGATGGCCACGGAGTCCCCTATCCGTAGGGACAGATCTAGATCGAACCGATAACGGGGATCCTGTGACAGGTCCAGCACCTCAACGGCATAATCCGGACTCAGATCCTGATACTCTGCGAGGTATGTCTGTGCCTGCGAGAGGATCTGTGCTGCTGACGTGACTTGACTATCGAAGATGAATCGCTTCAGGAGTCCATACTTCGTTCGGTGGTCCTCGTCGGCCAGTAAGTATTCTTCGCCTTCGCCTGCATCCTTCAGTGTAATTTCTCTCCCTGCTAGATCTTCCCCGTAGTAGTACAGCTTGGTCACTATGTCGGAATCATTCAGCAGGGAACGCATGCCCGTCAGGTTTTTCCCATAGACCATGTCGGGACCAGTCAACTCGCTCCGTTTCCGTCGCCACACGAACTGACCCGCTGGAGTGGCCCAGTAGTAGCCCCCGATTGCCTCGTGTAGCTTCCGAATGCCGAGTAGTAGGGATTCACCTTTGCGGATCGTCAATCCCCGCACGCGGGAACCTATGGCCGCATCCATGAATCCGTAGGCTATGGCAGGAGGATCGTTGTCCTGGAAGGCCAGGATGGCGCGGATGTGCTCTTCTGCTGTAGTCCCCGCCTCATACGGGACGACATAATCCTGGTCGAATGTCTCGCGGGCCAAGTGGCTCAAGGAGGAAAGCCCCCGGAAATGTAACCATTGTCCCGTAGAATCATCCTCCCGCTCAGAGTTCCACGGAGTATAGCGATCAACAAGGTTCCCGGCCTGGTCCCATACCTCCGCGCGATAGGGCCGTACCAGATAGGTGGTGCAGGCCTCCGACATTGCGACAGTAAACCGCAACACTGACGGCTGATTGATCTCCTCGATGATACTCCCCTTGACGAATACCGGCACTTCTGAAACGATATCCCCATCCGTGCCTATCAGACTGATACGGTATCCTGGTGAACGGGGTGAACTAGCACTGCTAGGCAACTCAGGATCGAGGCTGGCAGGTGGCCACGTCGGGATATCGGGAGACCAGTCCCCCGAGAATAGACGCCGCATGTGTCCGAAGAGTTTTTCCCCGAAGGCTATCATGCTCTGTCCCTCATGTCGGTAAGGTCAGCATCATAGAGCTGTGTCACACCCGCCCCAACCTCAACGGACCACAGGGACACACAATTCGCGTCAGGATCAGGGGGCACACCCGCAGCAGGTACGCCGTCCTTGGACTCGACGGAATCGAGCAGCCCCGATATGCCGAACTTGCCCTGTATCAGATCGTGACGTGTCTGCGCCCCCTCAGCCGTTGAGATGGCTACAGTGACTGCCTCAGCGAGGTAGTACACTCCTCCACCAATCCAGTGCAGCCCCGGTGAGATCTCGATGGTCATGGCCGGCGTGTCAGATTCCTCTGCCACTAGATTTGTGGGTGCTCCGTCTGCCCCCCATAGTGGGGCGGTGTTGTAGCCACCCGATACAGCGAACAGCATGGCTTCGATGCCTTGAATCTTCCGAAACACGACTTCCCACAGGAACGCGCTGGGCGAAATGAACAGGTATTCTCCCGCTGCAAGGGCTCGGGCGGTCGCTGTACGCGCCACGGTGAGGGTGTCGACCGTCCGCGATGTGATGGTGAGCCAGTCACCTGCCTGTAGATCTATCAGTCTGACACGGTCAGGATCATCGCAGGCAACTACCACACCGGGGAGCCAGTGTCCTGCTGCAATCGTTGGCAGTTCAGCCCCGTCCCCCGTAGCTAGTTCAATCTCTGTGGCGGCGTCGGTTTCACCTCCGCCTTCAGGATCGATTCGGATCACGACGTAATCGGCTGGGTTGGCCGGCAGTTTCATAACTGTACTCCCTCACTAGGTCAGATACCGTTCTCGGAAAGTCACATCCATAGTTCCCGTCTCGATGCCGGTAACCTTGATCGTGTTGGCGATCCTCGGGGTCAAGGCAGGATAGACGCCAGACTTCCCGGCTAGTGCATTCGTGCCCGGCCATGCGTCGGCGTTGGCCTTTTCGATTGTCATCAGGTCGGCGTCAACCTTGAACCACCACGTAGCAGTTAGTACACTGTCCCACGTGAGCACTTCTTGACGTGTGGTGTTCTCCAGAATGATCCCACTGGGAGCGCCCGACGTTGCCAGGATCTTGTACTCGGGATAGACTAGCGCGGAAGCATTTTCGAGATCCACCGCGGGGACAACGAACGTGTCCGGGTCCGTCGTGATGACGTATTCCTTGACCGTCTCGCTAGTGGAGTAGGCCGCTGGCTTAGGCGAGACAAACTGAAGTGTCAGTTCCGCCCCACGGTCTCCCAGCATTTCCAGATCCCAGATCCCATCCGTCTCAACGTTCCAGAACCGGCCCGGAAACAGAGAGCAGACGAGCGTCTCTTCACCGCCGATGTTCATGAGCACCTGCAAGGCATCTAAGCGGGCAAGTAGGGCAGCCGCCGAAGCGGCATAAGTGCTTAGGCGTATCCTGAACGTTCCGCTGTCCAGGGCGCCCCCACTCGACACTGCACCATCTCGGGCGCCCCTGCCAATCCGAGACCGTCTAGATCCCGCAAGATAGGGCTTATCGAAGGAGATCAAGTCCATGAAGTAGGGGGTCTTATCTAGTTCGGCGCTGTTGTAGTCTACTGTGTGATCGGCCATTAGTACGCTCCCCGCAGAAGTAGCTCGCCTTGCACCTGGCGCCCGATCTCCTGTACTACCACATCGACATCAGCAGTTTCGCGGATCGTGGTCCCGTACAGGTTGACGATCACAGAGCCGCCACCACGGGGAGCCGCGGGAACCGGTCGGGGGGCCTGTTGGGCTCTGTCAGCCTGTGCCACAGCCATCCCCGTACCCGTTGCGGCCATTGCGCTACTGGCCTCATACACGGCGTTACGCCCGAACCCCGTTGCCCCAGCAATCCCGCCCATACCCCGCGCGAAGATGCCCTGCGTATCCCGTAGTGCCTTTCGGAATCGATCATTGAGCGAGGGACTATGACGTTGATTCATGTCCAATTGCGCCATCATATCGAGGGTCATCTGCGTGTCCTGCTGCATTCGTACAGCAGCATCGTGGAAGTTGTCGGCCGCCTTCCCCGCTCCGCGGCCTACTGCTTCAGGCAACCGCTCAAATCCCTGTACTACCTTGTCATTTGACTGGTCGACAGCGAAGTAGGTCGAGTCAACCCGGTTGAGGATGTCGCCCAGTGTACTAGAGATCTGGTTCCCGCTCCAGGCGTACATGTTCGCAGACTCGACGATTCCTTCTTCTGTGCTCTTCTTGAGGCCCTTCGAGTGCTCGTTGTAGATCCCTGTGAGGTACGAGATCTGCTGACCTGTCGTCATCGAGGCGGTCTTCTGCTTGTCGTATGCGATACCTGACTTATCTAGCAACGCAGTAATGTTTGTCAGATCACTCTTGTTCTGCTCGTGGACCTTTTCGAGGGCCTTCTCCGCGTCGTGTGCCATCATAATGGCGGCGACATACTTGAGCACATAGAACGTCAAAACACCCCACACTACCCCAGTCCCTATTGTCCCCAGGAGGCCATTGTATGCACCACCGGCGGCCCGGGCCGCCTTGGCGGCCGAGAATAGGACCTTACTAGCCTTCACAGCATGGAACGCCTTCCACAAACCTGTGAGAGTAGGAAGCATCATGATCATAGGCCCGAAGGCCAGCATGAGCCCACCAATCCCGCCGATTATCACGGCAAAGGACTTGCCGACGAAACCGCTTCCGCGTACTAGATCAGCCAGTTTGGATACCACTGGTGTAACGAGTAGGGCAAGATTACGCAAGGCAGGGAGAAGTAACCTCCCTATCTCAATAGCCAGCTTCTCCAGGGCCGCCTTGGCCTGAGCGAACATGAACGCTGGATTGTCCTTTTTCCACTCCTCGAACGTCAAATTGAGAGTGGCGGCCCCATCATCCATCTGCTTAAGTGCTTCATCGAACTTCTCCGCGCCCGTTCCGCTTGTCAGAGCTAGTACAGCATTCAAGCCCTCAATAGAGCCAAATAACACAGCCATTGTGGAGACTGATTCGTTACTGACGCCTTGCAATTCCTTGTAGCGGGACTTCATCTCCTTGATCTGGGCGACGTTTCGTTTCCCCGCTTCGGTGTTCTCGTCAAGTGAGGCGATCTGCTCTCCTAGCTGATCACGCATGGCCGCCAGTGCCGGCCCGTTTTGGGTGACTTTTTCGTTGACATCCTGGAGGAGGCCGGCCCATCCCTTTGTCTTGATCGCCGAGACATCGAACTGCAACCCTAGTGCAGCAGATACCTCAGTTGCTTCCTTGCTGGGCTTGATTACATTCGACAGTGCGGCCTTCAACCCACTGATGGCCTCACGGGGCTTGATCCCCACGGCCGTAATCCCCGCCATCGAGGCGAATAGTTCCTTGAAAGACAGGCCCGCTGACTGTGCTATAGGAGCGACACGGCCCATGGCGGCGCCCATCTCGCCAATTGTGGTCGAGCCTAGCTTAACAGCCGTCACAGCAGAGCCCAGGATGTTCTCGTACTGGGCCATGGCTGCAGCCGTGCCGTCGAGTTTGATCCCGTATGCGTTGGCCACAGACGTGCCTAAGTCCAGCGCGTCGGACACTTCTCCGACGCCAGCCGCCGCAGCCTTGGCCGAAGAGGTCAGAACATCCAGGGCGCTACCCTCAGAAACGCCCTTCGATAGGGCCTGATACAGGTCAACAGTGGCCTGCTTGGCGTCCTGTCCCATCGCAACAGTATAGTCCAGAACGCCATCCCTGAGCTTGCCAAGATCCTTCACCCCGAGCGTGCCCACGTCCCGCATCCCACTCTCGAAGCTCAGGGCGGCCTTAGTGGCTAGTCCTAGTGTACCGACTATAGCGGCCCCGGCGACCGTCATCCCAGCCCCAGCCACCCGCGCGATCTCACCGAAGTTTTTCTTCGCGTTCCCCCGCGCCTTGGCGAACTCGTCATTGATCTTGACGAACCCCTCGGACCGATACAGGACTCTGAGATCTGCTAGTGTAGCAGCCACGGGATTATACCCCTACTCTGTTGTCCGGTTGTCGTGCCTTCGCCATTCTACGGCCATACTCCATGAGTGATACAGCCTTCCGTCGGCTCGGTTCCTCCTCATCGCGCAAACGCCGCAATCTAGCGATTTCAACCTGTCGAAGACGCGCAATGGTCATCCAGATCTGTTCGTAGGTCAGATTGCTACGTACCTCGAAGGGCGACATGCCTCCGCAACGCTCCGCAACGGCTTCATAGGTCACTAGCTCAGCTAATGGCAGAGGCTTGCCCTCTACTGAAGCCTGGCCGCGAGTAGTTCGGAAACGCGCCGTTGTGCGACTAAAGGGTCGGAGAAGTACCGCAGAGTCGTGAAGGCCGAGAGCACCTGCTCATCAGTCAACTGCGGTCGTAGCTCGACGGGGACCTCGTCGTATGAGAAGACTAGGTCAGCCAAGGACTCCATGAAGTCCCGGACCCGGGTACGTCTCATGGCCCGGGCATGCAGCATCCCCGCGTGAGCCCATTCCAAGCCCTTCCCGCTGCCCGATGGGGTATCGGCCCCGGATTCGTCCTGGTCGTCGCACACGGGCGAACCTGGTACGGTTCTCGTGGGTTCCGTCTGCTCGATTGGTCCGGGGGGCTCGTCCAGATTCCGGGCCAATTCCTCCGCGTATCGCTGTTCCCATACAGCGACGGAGTTCTGTAGCAGGTCAATCTCTGTGGCGATGTCGATCACACCATCGCTGTCGGCCAACCATTCGTCGACCATGCGGGCGACGCGTAACCGGACCTTGTACATCTTCCCCTTGATCGAGAAAAGCGGGATCCCGGCATTCGACAGGATCTCCCCATCCGTCCGCTCGAAACTTCGTGCTTCTGTCTGGTCTGACATTGTACTGGTCTCCTGTTGTGCGGGGTGATCTAGATCATCCCCGCGGTGGTCTCTGGTGAGCCCGTGGCGCCACTTACCGACGCCACGGGCTCGTCTACTGTACTACAGCACAGGGTCAAGAGGGACATGCGCTTAGGTGAAGAAGTGCATGTACCCTACAATACCACTGTCATCCTCGCAAGTCTCGAAGGTGATCTCAGGCGTCGTCAGTTCCGCGAGCTGGAGGGCGAGCGCGCTCTGGTCGACGGGGGAGACCTTCTTGAGTTCGAGGATGAAAAACGGCGTCTCGATTGCGATGGCAACGTAAGCCGCCTCGACGTTCGACGCGCTCAGTGCTACCCTGGTCGCTGGAGCAGCGGTCCAGTTAGGGAACATGGTAGCAAGCGCCGTCTGGGCCGACTCCGTCAACGCGAGAGTCACGGACTTGATGGCCGAATGCAGGATCACGATCCGCTTGGGCCGTTTCGCCCCCACGGGCCACACCTGCTTAATCACCTGCTCTGGCACAATACCGATGTCCTGTTCTGCGTCCACCGCCAAAGTAGTCCAGGCACTCGATACCGCGACACCGAGATTCGTCTCTGCGATGACGACCTCTTCGCCGCCGCCACCAGTGATCTCGGTATCGTCGATCGTCATCAATTCAATGGGTAACGAACCCAAATCGTTGATGAATGTGCAGACGAATGGACCTTCCGCAATCCCGGTAACCTGGACGTTGCCTTCGCCAATGGTCGACAACAGTTCCAGCACCGCCTCGACGTCGGCCCCTGTGGCGTCATACGGGATAGCCGTCGTTTCCTGCTCGTCATAGGTCACCGTGAAGGTACCACCCGTCACGTCGTTCTCCGTGATCGTCTGGATCTCATCCTCCGCCACCGTCTCGTCCCAGTCCTGTCCGGCGGCCCCGACCGTCGGCATGGCCGCACCCACATCACCTGTTTTGACGACTACCGCGCCTCCGCCTTCGTTACTCATATCTAGATCCTCCTGTTGTGGCTTGTGCCACTCTGCTGGTTAGGTAGCTCGGCAGTTCACATCGAAGTATACTATGGCGAACGGTTCCACGCCCCGTGGCGTCCACAACACGCGCTCCCCGCCACCATTATGCACAGCACTAATGATTATCCCGCTAGCTACTGCGGTAGTACGCACTTTGTGCATCCGCTCGACTAGCACACGCACAAGAGTCTTGGTGGCCACTGGACTGTCTGTGCCACCATAGCAGAGCACCCCCACACGCATCAGCCCGGACGACGAGGAAACCCGAAAATGGCCATCCTCCGACTGTATGATCAGCGTCGCGGCAGTAGGAGCGTGGTCTAGCGGCTTACTCTCACAGAATACTCGCTTTACACTCAAGGCATAGAGCGCCGCATTGTCTGCTACCGTTGAGGATAGTAGCAGTTCGCTCACTAGCTGTACTACATCAGGATATGGCATTACAATCCTGCCAATCTGGCGACGGTGGTGAAAATCGCCTTAGCCCTACGCCCCACCGTCTTAGCTGCCGGAAACAGAAACGGCCGGATCGCTTCCTGGTATGCAGCGTACTCCGCAGGGCAGACTACCGCCGCCGCGGCGTCCCTCGGAATGTCGATGTCCCCCACGACGATACCTCGCTTGCGGTAGATGGCCCGAGACGAATTGATCATGGCCCCGGTATCGATCTGGCCGCGATTCTCACCGTCGGCGTGCTCGAAAGGCTTGGCGATATTGACCTTGACATGCGCCTCCGTCTCCAGCACTAACGCCTTCATGGCGTCCTCGCTTACGCCCTCTAGTTTCAGTAGTAGATCCTCACCATGCCAGTCCACCTCCACAGATACGAACCTACCTTTTGCATCACGGGGCATCGTCAACACCTCCCGCGACCAGCTCGATGTCGACGAGCATTCCTAGCATATCTAGTACAGGCTCCCCGACCACGTCGAACGTCAAGGACCGTGCTAGGGTTGTCCCAAACTTGGACACTAGGCGAACCCTATCCCTACGCCCGATAGTTTCCTCGTTGACTGCGGGATACAAGAGCTTTCCATGGGCCTCCTGAAGGCGATTCCAGTCCGGGCTCTCGGCTGACTTCGCCAGGCGAATCTGGCACTTGAGCGTTACCCCATCAGCCCATGAGCCTCCGAACTGTGCATACCCTGAACCTGCCACGGCGGTGTACGGCTGATGTACTACGCTATCCCAGAAGACAACGCCATCCACCGCTTCGCGTATGCCCGGAATTACATCGTTGAGAAAACTCCCTCCCACATCGATTAATGGCGGTGCGGTCACTGGCGGTAAAGTCAACGGCATGATTCATGCTCGCAATCGTCATCCTGTGCCTGGATGCCCGAAACTACATCGTTGAGAAAACTCATTCGCTATACTCGCTGTCTGTGTCCTGCTCCTGGTACGGATCATCGAGGCGAGTCACTCCCCACGAACGCACACTGCCATCCGTCACTCCCTGTAGGGCCACCCTATAGCGCGACACATCGACCCTGGCCTCCGCAAGGGACTTCCGGGCATGATCGTTCAACTGCGCCACTGCTACACTGTTTTGGCCCCCAAGATTGGGGAAAACGTTGGTATGCTCTGTGGCATATAGCCAGGCATGATACCTAGCACACGCAAGAAGTAGCTGTACTGTCTCGATGGTGCTGATGTCCGCGATGGTCACGGTCCCGTATTCCAGGACGGCCAGCCCGACCAGCTCGGCGTAGTCCCCATCTGCCAATACGAGCCCCAGAACCCCCGCAAACGACGAGCCTAACCGCACAGACATGTACGTGGCTAGTTCCGCCTCAGTGTAGGTCAGCTTAACGGCCATGAGTGATCTCTCCTATGATGGCGTGACGGTCGTAGTCGTCGTTTGCTGTCCTGATCCAGATCCCTCAATGGTGTACTGGACGCCTGAGCTAAGCAACATGTAACCAACCCATGCGCCCGAATGATCGGTTGCTACTTGCGCGCGGATTGTTGCCCCGCCAGCCGGGTATTCGGCCGTGATGTATGCCCGTACCACCCCTTGGAGACCAGCCCCTTCCGGGTCCTTGAGTTCCATCGTATCACCCTCGTCGTCGAGGGTAAGGTGATTAACCTGCGTGTCCCCATTGCCGGCCAACACAGTTGACTGTGCTAGTTTGGCCACCGACCCCGCAACGGTAGTTGTCTCGCCTGTGTCCGTGTCGGCGAACTTCGCAAGCGCCGCAGTAGATAGGGCGGCGGCACCGATCGCGTCATTAGCAAGACCCATCAAGTCACCGGCTTTGGCCGGCGCATACAGGGCCTGTGCCGTGGCGAGGGTAGCGCCGTCCGTTCCCTTAATCGTGTCCAGGTCCACCTGCGCCGTGTCGAGCTTGCCGTCGTGCGTGGTCAACGCGGAAGTCGTGGCCAACGCGCTCACGTCGGCGGTGCTCCACGTGCTGTCCCCATGCGTCTCAAGCAAGCCAAGCAGCGTGGCGGC